CGAGAGGGACAGACCGGGGAGGAATGGGACAGGGTTTCACGTGAAACATAGGAATATACAAAATACAGTATATTGTTACTTCGCATAATATTTCTTATCCGATCTTTGATATTCAACTGAGTATTAACAAAAAAGGGGTGGTTAGTTCCCCTTTTCATTAATCCTATTCATTAAAGATTTTATGATAATAATTGAAGCGTCGAATTTTTCTTTCAATTCTTCATTATCTTCTGACAATCTGTCGATAATCGCATTCAGTTCCTGATTTTCGTCTTCTTTGACTTCGATAATCTTTTTTAATTCTGATATATCATGGTTATTAATTTGATTTAATTTGAACTTCACATAGTCAGAATCTGAAAATGCAATTTTTTTCATTGTTTGAATATACCATTCTATAAGTTCGATTAATTCATCTTCATTTAATTTTGTATTTATAATGAATGTATTCTGTTTCACAGGTCTTTCCACTCCATTTCTAGGGTATTAACTTCCCCTTTTTTTATTTTTAAACATGATTTTCACATATTCATTTTCAGTCCCGATATCGTCTATTTCTAATGAAATGTCGGTTATAGACCCTGTCGTAATTAAATCTTCAACGACTTCTAATGGGTGCTTGTTTGTAGGGATTTCAGCGATTGATTTTTTAATCCACATAATGAACCTCCTAAATAAAAGTGCGGACAGAATCACCCTTAACGCACGGATTTCAACCCTTTTCTGCTCCGGAGGTATTTTCCAACCTTGAAATTCCGGCACAGTTACGCTAATAGTATGAATTGCCCACACTATTAGTATATCATAGTTACGGTCGGATTTCAAATGGCCTTTTTACAAGGACGATTCCACCAGGAACATGCGAAGGGACTAATTTCTCTCCGGAAATAAAACCGATTTTGAAATTCTTGAAGGTGACTGTTTCTTTGATGTTATCAGGCATACCAGCGCATTTTATATTCTTTTCAAAGTATTTTCCTTTTGATGTATAAACGAACGCTCGTTTCCCATTGTCGTTGAATTTTTTATAAGTTTGTTCGTCAATTTCTATAACCTCGATGTAGGTTTTTGCACGGATAAATCGTGCTTTACAGAACGTGCTTTCATGCTTCCACGCGCCTAATCGGCTTTCATGGATATCAATGTCAGGGATTTCTGTTCCGACTAAATGAATGCTGTCGGTATCGCAATAAATAATCCGGTCGTAAAGTTTCTGTGCTGTTCTGATCGTTACGTTTCTGGCGTAGGCGGTGATGAAGCTTGCAAGCGGAATATAGATCGGGTCGGAAAGTTCCTGCGCTGTCTTTATTACTTCTTCCCCATTCTCATTAATTTCTGTATAAGTTGGAAGTTTATATCCTACGCTACCATCTTCTTTAAGATAAGGGATTTTGCTTGTCACGTCAGGGTTTTTTCCAAACTTCCCATACAGACAATTCAGCATGTCCTTTGCGTTCTGCTTTTCGCTTGGGGTTGTCGCGTTGACTTTCGCCTGTCCCCATTTATTAATATACTCGGTGAATAGGTTGTTTGAAGCTTTGAACTTTAATCCTCGAACTCTTTCAAGATCGTAAACGTCATAGTGATCAAAGAATAATTGCAGGTCAACGGATGTCATAACCATAGCGACAGGTTCATCCTGCCCTAAACTATTTACGCTGGTTGTCAGATATTCTGTCGAACAGTTGCGGAACATAAAGTTATTTTTTAGCTGAATCGTCGGGATATGATTCTTTTTAACCCGGAAACGACAACGGATATATTCGATGAATAACGGATAGTCCGGGTCGTTCTGGTATTCCCCTTCATAGGCGATCGGATTGCCATAGGGTAACGTTTCGAGTAGCATTCTCGATGGATATAAGCTGTTCACATCAAAGACAATTCCTTCTTGTATGCGCTTGTTTTGAAACTTGGGGTTGACCCATACGAACCCGCCTTTATAGGACTGTCGGCAATCTTTATCCAGATTTAAGTCGAGGATAGGAAACCAGCTGTCGAATGTCTTTTTTCCGATTATTTCTTTATAGTCGGCCAATGCGTCGCTGGCTCGCGTCATTTTTGTTAATCCTGCGTCAAGTTTCCCCTTCAAGGCTAACGCGACAATGATAACATCATTTTTGAGATATTCAATTTCTTTTTTCGTCAGAATATGCCCTATTGGTCGGAATAAATTATAATCGATATGACCTTTTAGTTTTTTAATCGGTAATTTAAAATCTTTAGCAATCTTATCCAAGCTGAATGGAAACTTTTTCATGTTGTCCAGTATTTTCAGCGTCTTTCCATTTTTGAAAGTTATTTTTAAGCTGTAAAATATCCCTGTTTGACTGATTACCGTTGTGAATGTTCCGCGTTCTTTTTTCTCACGGTGTTCAAATCCATGGGTTAAAAGCCAGTGAATGACAAATTCGCTGTCAAACCCTGCATTATGAAACCAGTGTGTGCTATTTTCATTTTTGAACCGTTCTATAAATCCGTCTAGTGTATTGCCATATTCAAACGTATTGAAGGGATCGTCGATAGTACAGCTTCCCCACGCCCACACCCGGCAATCGTTCGGGTCGGTGGTTGTTTCAAAGTCTGAACTATATACATTCACATTCTGCTACTCCACGCATTAATGACACGGGTTAATTTTTCAGCTTCGGAATAGTTCGGGTCTTTTGTGTAGTTGTAAGTAATCGACACGATATCATCACTATAATACGCTTTCATGAATTCTTGTAAATCCATATTTTTTAATTTTTCTTGCAGTTCTTCAACTTCTTCCGGAACGATATCGCCATAAGCAGTAGAAAGGGAATCAATGTAATTCTGTTTTAATCGTTCATCCCTCTCCTGCCAATATTCCTCTTGCGCTTGTTGGTTATATCGAACAAGCAATTCTTGTAAATGCTTTTCATCCCGAATATCATTCGCGGTTAAATTGCGCGGTAACAGGGGGTCGAATTTCGTATTGCCAAGCCTTACAGCTTTCAAACTTCCTGCGATTGCGCCTACCGTGTTTCCTGTCGGTCTTCCTGCCGTTGTGAATTCGCTTTCTAACGCTTCTCCATATCGTTCTTTTACTAGCCTGTTTCGTCGCATGATCGCTTCTTGTAATCTTCCGTAATCGCTCGCGGGTAAAAGCTTCTTCGTTTTACGGTTATAATAATATCGTGTTTTTGAAATCTTATTCTGTTCTTCAAGATATTTTTCAATTTGCTTTTTGCTATTAAATTCTTTTGGTTGTTTCGTTGGCAGAATCACGTCAAAGCCTTTGGCTTTAAGGCGTGACTGCTTCGCTTTAATCCGGCGATTGGCTTGTTGGATTAACTGTTTGTCCTCCATAGAAATCTTAAATCGTCTAGGCATGTATAAACTCTACTCCCTTTCTGTATTCTGAAACCCCGCTTTTCCTTTTTTGCGTAATGAAGGATATCAAATATCGGGTAGAGGTTCGTTGCTTCGTTTAAACCTAGTTTATATTCCTTTGTAATTCTATTTTCATCTAAATATTCTTCAAAACTTTTTTGCGTCGCTTTGGATGTAAAAAAGAATAATAGATCGTCGCAGAAAATAGATTTATAAGAAATAAGGGTGCTTATATCTGAATCATGGATTGAGATATAGACACCCTTTCGCGTCTTCTTATTTATACTCGATTGCGACGCTCAAGAAACGATAACCGCGACGGCCTGTTTTTTCAACGATCTTCAGCGGTAACGGTTTCGCATACGGTGGCATACCGACAATTGGGAAAATCATTTTTAACGCGCTCATCATCCCTGTCGAGGTCGCGCCGTAGGTTTTTCCCTTATCATCGATCAGAATGACGCGGGTCTGAGGAATCATGTTTCCCTGTTCGTCTGCCATTTCCACGGTATGTGCGATTACGTCCGTGACGTTGATCACTTCATTTTTATGGTCTGCGATACGTTCATCCGTGTTGTTAATTGCGTTAAAAATTCTTGCTTTGTCCTTATCGTCCTGCGGTACGATAGAGCAATACATTGTTGTAACTTCGCCTGTTAATTCATCAATTGCAGTAGTTGTTTTTGTCATGACTTCGTTTGGCATTATTCGTTACCTTCCTTTTCGTTAACTTCTTCTGTAATCAAATTAGGATTGCTTAGGAAATCCGAGGTGGGGATTGACGCTTTAACGGTAGCGCGAGTTGAATTGACGATAATATAATTATCATGTCCTAAGCGTTCCTCGATCGCCTGTCTCAAGGAAAAATCACTCTTGAATGCTCCGGGGATTGTAATTTTAAATGGGTCTTCAAGAATAACTCTTTCTGATTCAAGGTCGAATCGTGTGCTTTGTAATGTTACGGTTGTCACTGTTATGCGGTGTGTAATTCTTTCTGTCATGTTCTGTTTCTCCTTCTAGGGGTTCTTCCCTATAACTATATTACCATAAGTACACTATAAAGTCAAATTAAAAGTAATTTAAAAAGTACAATTCAAGTGTGTTATAATAATGTTAGGAAGGAAGGTGCTTAAGCTATGGGAAGATGGACAGGGACAGAATTTGAAGAATTTCTAGATCGTTATTCAAGTTCTGAGCTGGACGACAACGGCAGAATCGCACTCCGTCAGGAAGCGCGCGACAAATGGTCAGAAACTGAAAATGAATTCGGTGAGCTGACTTCCAAAGTTGAAGACTTAAATGGTAAGTATACCGAAGCGACAAAGCTTAACTTTGAACTGTCTAAGCGACTACGTCCGGAAGGCAATGCTAAGAACAAAAACATGGCAGGCGAAGAAGAAAACGCCATGGAAAAATTAATCGCCAAAATTAAAGGAGAGTGAGAAATTACCTATGAAAGTAACGAATGAAGAAATTTTGAATGCTGTTCGTCAGGAAGCTTCCAGTGACTATCAGTCACACGTGCCGATGGCAACGGCAGAAAATCAAGTCTTAATCGGTCAGACGTTAACGACAAACCAGAGTTTACTGAATGAATTCGTGCGCTTGTTGAACCGTGTCGGCAGAACCATTATCGCAGATTACGAAGTAAAGAATCCGCTGGCAGAATTTATGATGGAGTTGCCGTTTGGCGCGTCGGTTGCGGAATGGCAGGTCAACCTTGCAAAGGCGGAAGCGTATGACCCATATCTGGAGGGAAATGATCTTTACAAACTGAGAATTCCGGATGTCGCAGAACTGTTCCATAACCGACGGATTGAAGAAAAATACCCGGCTACCTTATTTAAACCGGAAATCCGGAAGGCGTTCTTGACGGAATCCGGTATTTATGATTACTATTCCCGGATTGCTAAATCCCTGTATGACGGTGACCGTTTCGACATTTACAAGTATATGAAGGAACTTGTTTCTGAGGTCGCGGGAAAAGGTGGTTTCTATACGATTACCATTCCGGATATCAACAGTAAGGAAGCTGCGGAACAGGCCGCCGTTGAACTGCGGGCGATCTCGGGCATGATGGAATTCGTATCCACAAAATACAATAGCATGAAGCGCGATATGGCTACGCCGATTAGTGAACAGATTATTATCACGACCCCTCGCACGCAAGCCTACATGGACGTTAATGTTTTAGCGAATGCATTCCAGATGGACAAAGCGGAGGTTCTGGCGCGTACCGTTGTTATCGACGATTTCAACATGCCGGGCGTTCTGTTCGCGGTTGTTGATCGCCGTTGGTTTCAATGCTACTCAACCTATAAGGAATTAGCAGTAGCTGAAAATGCGTCGCAGGCATACTTCAATATGTTCTGGCATCATCATAAAATCTTATCCACTTCTGCTTTCCGAAACGCGGTTCTGTTCGTTTCTGGTACACAGACAATCGACACCTACGCATTAACCCCGGCCACGGCAACCGTTGAAAAGGGCGGTTATTTGCAGGTTTACCCGATTGCAACCGGAGAAAACTATCCGTCCGCACGGTCAACGTATGCAATCGCAGGTCAGGTAAGCAAGAATACTGTCATGATGGAAAACGGCCTGTTAATCGTCGGTAAGGATGAAACCGCGAAAACGATTACCATCACTGGAACGTCGGAGGTCGACACATCTAAGACTGCTACTTGTGTAGTAACAATCGCGGGTAACTAATCATGCCGGGAATTTGTACCTGTAAGGCATGGCTTATCGCTGGAATCCCTCTTGACCGGAATGACCAGCAACAATTAATCTTTCAAAGCCAGTCCGCGCAGCTTTCTTATTTTCAGGGAAAGGCCGTTGCTCAGATGGTGGACGCGCAGTATATTAAGAAAGACCGGGTGTTGTCGTTTGATCGGGAGGTTGACGGAGTAGACAGTGCAAACTATTTGTTGTTTAAGAATGAAGATTTTGACGGTCGCTATTACTTCGCATATATTGTCGATAAAGACTATACGAATCCGAATGTTACAAGCGTTGTCTTTGAGATTGATTCATTCCAAACCTATATGTTTGATATTGAATATTATTCCAGCTTTGTTGAGTACGAACACACAGGCAGTGATGAGTTATTCGAGCACCTGTTAGTCAACAATAGTTTACCCACAGGACCGATGGTTGCCCGGCAACAGGATGGCTGGAGTGAAGTAGCGGAAACCCGGACATTGGTTGCGGTTTCCAAAAAGTACAAGCCGGATTACCAGCCGGAAAGCTATGGGCCGGAAACGGAGCGACAGATCGGCGGTTCAATTGCGAACGTCTTTTCTGGAAATGCCTATTATGCGTTTAACGATGATCAGACGGAAGCCATTAAGGAACTTGTAAAGTCGATGGATAAAAAAGGATGGGGCGAAGCCATTTCTAATGTCTGGATGTGTCCGGCGTTCACCGTTGGCGGTGCAGGAAGCGGGGCTTTGATTACCAGTCTTCCGGAACAGAAACTAACGAAAAGCGTTGCAATCAATACTTCCGACATTGACGGTTACACGCCACGGAATAAGATTCTGTTCAACTATCCATATAACTATCTGGTCGTTTCAACACAGAACGGGCAATCTGCCGAGCTTCGCTATGAGTTATTCAAGGGCGGATCGTGCGAATTCCAAGCCGTGGGGACACCGCATTGTCCAGCACAGGTTCGGTGTACGCCATTAAACTATGCCGGACAGATGGCAAACTTTGACGCTTCAATTGTCCTCAGTGGATGGCCGACATGTACTTGGAACAATGACGCTTTCGCGAACTACCTAGGACAAAATTATAACTCCCTTTTAATGGGTGGAATTGTTGAGGGCGCAAAAGCTGTCGCAGGAATCGGATTAATGGCGGTTAATCCTGCACTCGGGGTTGTTACGGCAACCAGCGCGGGTATGGGTGTAGCAAGCACGCTGGCAGACCTTGCGGACAGATCGAACCGACCGCCTGTCAGTAACGGACAGACAGGAACAGGGGCTTTGAACATGGCGAATAACTTTATGACATTCGGTTTCTATCCAATGACGATTACCGCAGAATTTGCGAAAGTGATTGACGATTGGTATACCTGTTACGGTTATCCAACAATGCGTTACAAAAAGCCGAATCTGTTCAGTCGTTCTAACTTCAACTATGTGAAGACGAACGGCATTCACTTTGGTGGGAATATCCCATCCGAACACCGGGAACGGATTGCGAGAATGTTTGACCGGGGTGTTACATTATGGCACGACGGCGCAACAATGTATAGATATGATTTAGATAACGAGGTGACCGGAATTGTCGAGGAATAAAAGAAATAAGCGATTGTTGCTTAATGGCGTAGAATACACAAATATTGCGACAATTCAGGACATCTACAATATGCTATATGAGTATCTGGTAAACTTGATCGCATTGGAGAACTTGCCAGACGGCATATCTGAGCGATACTGTTTGCAAGTCTTGATTGAGCAGGGTTGCCTGTGCTTCTATCGTAACATTGCCCTGAATAAGCTGGTTGCCCTCTATGCGTCCAACATAGCCGAGGAGGATATCTACGGTGACCCGCAGTTAGTGGTCACGACTTCCCGGAACGGTTTAATTCATGATGAAGTCAAAGTCCCGGAAGATGGCGTACTGGTATGGGCGAATAAAACAAGAATCCCGATTGTCTATCGTGTCAACATGTATGCTTCCAGATTGTTTCAGATTAAGCGGGCACTGGATATCAATATATCTCAGTTTAAAATTCCGCGTGTCTTGTCTGTTCCAAAATCTCAGGTACAAACGGTACTGAACTTGATTAACCAATTAGACGAAAACCGACCTTTCCTTGTCGTTGATTCCGGCTTAAGCGTTGACAATTGGTCAGTATTAGCAACGGATGTCCCCTCGCATGTAACGGAACTGATTGACGCATGGAATCAGGAATTGAATTCTTTCTTTAACTGGATTGGTATTAGTTCAAAGTCAGAAAAGAAAGAACGCCTTGTTACGAATGAAGCCTTTTCAAGTAATGAACCAGTGATTTCTGCCCGGCGTTTTATCTTCGGTGAAGTTGAATCCTGTCTTGAGCGAGTGAATGAGAAGTTCGGAACAGATATCCAAGTAAAATTTACTACGGATTGGAGCATGGACGCCTTCGATTACCTTAAAAATTTAGTCGATACGGAAAGCCCTGACAATCTGGGAGGGGATGAAAGAAATGGCTAAATATACATTGACTTTAGACACTCTTTCAAAATACGTTTGGAACGCTACCGGAAACACCCCACCTGGCTCAAAGAAAGACCGCTTGCAAGCGTTGATCACATGGTTAACCTTAAATGAAACAGATGCTTATCCGATTGAAGTCGAAAACCATCGTCAGGAATTGAACATAAAAATATTGAATCATTACTGGTGGTATGAAATCGGCGTTGAAACTCCGCAGTTATTCCGTGATCGACTGCTTGCCAAACTCAATGAGATTATGCCTTATTACAATCAGCTTTACGCGTCAGAACTGATTCAGATCGACCCGATTAATCCGATTGATTACACGGAAACAACCGATCGCACGTTGAAGAATCAACATCAGGACGACAGTAAAGAGGACACGAAAAACACAGGCACAAGCGAAACTCACGGAAGCACGACGCACAATGACTATCCGCGTTCTCAGATTTTCCCAGATCGTGACTATGCCACATGGCGGGATTACAAAGAGGAAAATTATGAGGGGAGTTCCACGGGCGACAGATCGTTGAACAATACGGGTAATTATCAGGATGAAGAAGACATTACCAAGAAGCGTAAAGGAAACTTGCAGTTCAGCCAGCAGACCTTATTAACGCAATACAGGGCGACGTTCCTTAACATTGACATGCAGATTATCGACGAATTGTATGAGTTATTCATGCTCATATATTAGAAAGAGGGGGTGAAAGAATGGATAAAGAAGTACCAGTAACAAAACTGCCCGACTATGTATCGCCTTTAAAAACAAGTACGAACATCCCAGTTTATACGCATGTCGTACCTCTTGTTTTAGAAGATACAATGCAGATGTGGGAGCAGTTTAACATCTTGGTCGCCGACTATAACAAACTGGTTGACTACTATAACAGTCTTGTTGAGTATACCAATACAACAAAAGACGCGTTAACTGACGAATTCAACCAGTTCAAAGAAGATTTAGTCGAAACCCAGAATAAGTTCATGGCCGACATGACCGACGCTTGGAACAAACAGCAGGCCGACTATGAACAGTTCAAGAATGACGTTCATATTGCGATTCAGAACTTTATTTCAGAAATGGAAGGGAAGTTCAATGACTTCACGACTTCCATCAATGAAAAGATCGAAGCATTTGAAGCCGAAGTCCGTCAGGCAATCGCCGATCATAACAAAGAGGTCGACGACCGCTTAACTGCTCAGGATACCAAAATTCAGGATTTCATTGACAAAATGACACAGGATTTTGAGCAGTTCAAGAATGACGTTAACGCTACGATTTCCGCAATGCAGAAGCAGATTCAGGATTTCATTACAGAAATGAACACTTGGAAAACTGAATTTATTACCGAGTGGAATACATGGAAAACGAACACGGAAAACGGCCTGAACGAGTTCAAAACCAATTTAACCACGGAATGGACGAATTATAAAAATCAGATGGACGCTGATTTTGCAACGTTCAAAACGCAGATTCAAAGCCAGTTTGAAGCATTGGAAACCAGCCTTTGGGCGGATTATACCCGGTTGAAAGCTGAATTCACGGAAATGTGGAGCTGGATTAAAAACGCGAGTGAAGACAATTCAACGTTGTATTTTGATGAAGCCGGGCATTTTAAAGTCAAGGTCAAAGCGCCGATTTCCGTCGACCCGGCAACAGGCAATATTCAGATGGATGTCAAAGCCGATGGCGGTTTAATCACGGATGAAAATGGAAATCTCATGCTGAACTTGAACAGCACTTTAGAAATTGATTCACAAGGAAAATTAGGTACAGTATTAACCTATGAGGAGGTCACTAATGGCTAGTAAAATCATACAGTTGAAAAACAGTGCAGGCGAAGAATTAAATCCGATTCCTGCTTTGGCTTCTCCGACAAGAATAGGCGGTGTCATTCCAATTGCGAAGACTGCGGACATGACGCAGGCTGTCGGGATGGACGCTTCGGGAACGTTATTCACGAAACCCGCGCCATCCGATCTGACTTATGAAGTTGTGGAATAGGGGATTTCTTTCCCCTTTCCTTATTCAATAGAAAGGAAAATTTTATGGATAAAAATATTCTCTTGAAAAATTCTTCGGGTGAAGCACTGTATCCTGCAACAAGATCGTTAAAAGTAACAGCCTTTTCTGTAAGTAGTTTAAATAATTATACGGATTTAGTTGTCTACCTTCCACACGGCCTTATAGAATTTAATGTTTACGGTAAATCCAAACAAGACAACGTTTATAGTATAACAATCGGTTTACCTGATGATACTCGAAACGAACTTTATACTATGTTCGGCGAAATTTTGCGAACTGGAACAGGCGTAGCTAAAAATAACGGTAATTCAGAAACTTATATGTTCACTTATGACTTGGCTATTGGCTCAACAGCAGGATCGCTACTCATTAAATTGAACAAACCTATTACCATATTAACAACTTCCACGATTACTTTCACAACGAATCTAAATAAATTTGTAACACCTTCTGCGCTAGGGGTATTAGATGGAACAGATGGCAATGACACTCAGCCTGTTCATATTGATGGTACAGGAAAATTATGGACAGCCCCGGGCGGTGGAACGGAAATAACGATTGACCCGAACGGAGGGTTACAAAATACTCCAAATGGTTTATCCATTAAGGGCGATTCAACAGCGCAAGGTGGACCAGGAATTGTCACAGGTTCAACAGGCACATACACTCCTATTAGTTCGGATGGTAAACGAGGGTCGATTATCGGTGTTAGTAAAACAGATCAACAGACCGAAGTCGTCGGTATTGGTTCGGATGGCAAACTGTATACAAAGCCGATCGGAGGAACTGGGGATATTGAAATTGACCCGGCCGGGGGTTTGGAAAAGGGTTCGGCGGGCTATGGCCTTATGCTTGCCGCAAATTCTGGTTTGAACGTTGATGAAGATGGGTTGAAGATTAAACCGGATACGGCAGGAAGGGGAAGCGGATTATATGTAAGCACAGCAGGAATTCGTGTATCACAATCTACTAATAATACACTAGGTGGAATCGTTGGCACGACTTCTACCTCGACTCAGACGGAAGCTGTAGGTATAGACGATCAAGGAAGACTTTATACTAAAGAAATTTGCGATAACGTTCTATTTGTTGGAATAAACAGCCTATACGTTGACGCTGTAAACGGTAATAATGCTAATAATGGGTCTAGTTCCGCTCCATTTCAGACGTTACAACATGCTTTCGATAGTTTCCCAGATTTTTTAGAAACTGCACGAGTTTATATTATCGGTGATTATGGAAGTGGGGCTAATTTTTGGACTTTCAAAAAACACGCTAAAGAATTACAAATTATCGGTGGCAGTTTAGATAAAACGAATATTTTAAAAGATGGAATCATTGTATATAATACATCAACCATTATCTTTAGTTACTTAAAATTGCAATCGCAAATTGTCGTAACTGTTAAACAACCTAATTGGAGAGTACACTTTAATGTTTGCGATATTAATCAACAGTACACAGCTGAAACAAAATCGGAGGATTGTTGCGTTGTAAAGGATTCTACTGTTCGGTCTGCAATAGGAACTATTACTGCGGTTGGAAATAACTTAAATTGGCATTGTTTCACGCTATACCATGGGTTAGCAAGTTTAATCATTATCCCTAAACTTGGCGATAGCGATTGCACTGGAGGTATTGAAAAATACATTAATATTTCCGGTTATAACAATGGCTCAGCCAATGAGGGGGATTTCATTGTTAATAGCTCGCAAATAACTTTCCCAACTGCAAAATATCTGTATTCTTTGAAAAATATCTTTGATATGAGTCACTCGCAACCCATTAGAACACAGACATGGGCTATTAGTCCAGCTTCGCCAAAAATCAGTAATGCTATCGGCTTTAATGTAAAGGCTGTAATGACCGGAACAGAAGGTAGCGCATTAAATGTCGCTGGCTACTTAACTCTTGGCCAAGATTTAAACAAAGCCAATGTTAATGCCATAGGTATAGCGACTGCGTTTAAAGGAAACTTTAATGGTATTGGTTATGCTTCATTCGAGGGCGTTATCAGTGTCGCATATATTGAAATTACCACGTCTGGGACAGTAAAAATGCAATTGCTAACGAATAACACGGGTACTGTTACAGCTGGCACTTCATTTACAATTCAGGCGAATTCCAATCTTGGAGGACTTGCATAATGAAACATCTTCTCTATCAAATTAAAAGCGTTCCAGTAAATACGATCATCGCGGGGGTGGGCGTTCTGCTCACTTCCCTCTTTGGCTCGCTGGATACCCCACTAAAAGTTCTTCTCTGTTTTATGGCGTTGGACATCCTGACAGGGACAGGACAGGCATTCATTAATAAGAATGTCAATTCCTCATGGGTATCTGGCATTTTCAAAAAAGCCGGAATTCTGGTATGTGTGATTATTGGTGTTCAGCTGGACGCCATGACTGGACAAGCAAACGTCTTCCGAGCCGGGGTCTGCTACTTCTTTGTTAGCAATGAAGGAATTTCTATTTTGGAAAACCTCGGAAAGATGGGCGTAAAACTTCCTGCGTTTCTCGCCGACGCTTTAGAACAACTTCAAGAAAAGGAGGAAATCAAAAATGAAAATCATTGATATTTCATCCCATAATGGCTATATCGATTTTGAAAAAGTCAAAGCCGATGGTGTAGAGGGTGTTATCATCCGGGCAGGTTATGGCGTTCAAGAAGATAACAAAGCGGTACAAAATATTCAAGGATGCGTCAAAGCTGGACTACCTTTTGGTTTATACCTTTATTCCTACGCTACCACGGAAAACAGTGGATATGAAGAAATCGAATTCATGCGCGAATTTATTCGCAAATATGACCTTTACCCGGAATTGCCTGTCTATATTGACATGGAAGATGCAGACAATTATAAACTGAATAAGGGTAAACCGTTATCGAAATTCCCTCAACTGTATACTAACATCTGTGAAAACTTCTGTCGGGAAATTCAGAATGATGGTTTTTACGTTGGTATTTACGCTTCCGAATCCGTTTTTAAAAGCATTTTAAAAATGGAAGATTTAGAACCTTATGATTTATGGGTGGCGAAGTGGTCATCGAACAAACCGACTGTCCGACATAATTTATGGCAGTATTCCAGTGATGGTAAAGTTAACGGCATTGCCGGGCGCGTTGACATGAACCAAAGCAAAATTAATTTCCCTGAAATCATCAAAGCAAGAGGTTTGAACAAATGGGTAACAGAATCTAAAGTAGATATCATGATTAATCAAGTGACGTTATCTCAGGTTGATGCCTTGTCTGATATGGGATTCGCTATCACTATTCTGTAATGGGGATTTTACCGGGGTTTGAAAAATCATGCCCCGGTCTTTTTTAAAATCCTTTTCAACAAAAGATAAAACTGAAACGTTCCATTAAAAATAAAGTCGATCGAAAAAATTTTTAGAAAGGAGTTCTTATGCCCTCAATTGAATTTGAAAAAAAATCTGAATCAATCTATTACAATTCAGATGAATTATGGTCACGAAACAGTGTGTTTAATTACGTTATCGGAACACGAGGTGACGGAAAGACCTACGACGCAAAGAAACGAATGGTCAAGCTATGGTTAAATAAGCGTAAAGAATCGATCTATCTACGACGGTATAAAAGCGAGTTGAAAAAAATTGATACTTTTTTCGATGATATAGCGAATGAATTCCCCAACCACAAACTGGAAGTCAAGAATAAGAAATTTTATTGTGATGATGAATTTTTTGGTTTTGCCGATCAGCTAAGCACCTTCGGTCAAGTCAAGGGTGCAACCTTTCCGAATGTTGATTTAGTCGTGTACGATGAATTTCTAATCGAAAAAGGTTCAAAAATGCTTTATCTTTCATTTGAGGGGGATGCGCTCATGAGTTATTGCAGTTCGATCTTCAGAAAAAGAAAAGGCGTGAAAATGATCGCGCTTGGAAACTCAACATCTCTCATTAACCCGCATTTCAGCTATTGGCAGATCATCCCCGATCTAACCAAGCGGTTCAACACGTTCAAAGATGGTTTGATTACGGTCGAGAAATTCACAGCTACAGCTTACGCTGAAAGCTTGGAAGAAAGCGACTTTGGAAAGCTTCTTCTTATGTCACCGTATGGAGCTATGGCAGTACGAAACGAATTCGCAGAAGAAAAGAATAACTTCATGGGATCAAAGCCAAAGAACGCCATTTATTTTTTCGGGTGTTGCTACCAAGGCCAGGACATTGGCTTCTGGATTGACTACAAAGACTACTATACCTATGCATCAACCAGCGTTGACCGGACGCAGCCGCCTTTCTTTTCCATGACAAGTAACGATCATTCCAATAATACAATCCTCTATCTTAAGGGAGCAGACAAATTTTATTTTCCTCGAATTATCACCAGTTACCAAAACGGAGGGTTAATATTTGAAAACCCCTACATTAAGGGGTTAGTGTTAAGTATTCTTCAATCGTTCTCTATTCGTTGAATTCAAGTAGCAATAATTGCTCATAATTCATTTTATCTGCTTCTTTGATCAATAGCCATGCTCGACGGCTAGTTACCTTATTATCAATTAAGCCAGCTTCTTCTTTCACCTCCATATTTTCGCAGTACCAACCAAGGCCGATACAATAGCAAATCAATTCTTGTAACGCTTCTTGATCAAGCTTGCGCCACTTGGTGTTAAGAAAATTTCCGTTGTGTAGAATTTTTACCATCCTCTACTTCCTCCCTCATTTCCTTGATAAACTTAATGACATCAGTAATTTCTTGATCCTCTAGACATTCATCAAACATTTCAATAAACGGCTTCGCGTCTATGAGCCAAGCTTGCATGGCGTAATAAAGAACCTCGATATCAACGATAGCATCTAAATTAAAGTGCCTAACTGTTTTCATATCCATTAAAATTTCATTTAAGTTTTCCATGATAGCGATAATTAGTTCATTCTTCATAGCTTCTTTTTATCCTTTCTAAGCATTCATCAAAGTTTTCTAACCTCGTTAATCCTGTGTTTAATTCTTGCGCCATGTCTAAATTTGACGCAACTTCAATCTTGTCTTGCTCGTCTATCCGATCATTGAGAAGAACCCCAGAATAAATCAAGGGTGCAATTGCGCCGACCAGTGATCGGTTCATTGCGATCATGTAAGCGAGGATGTCCTCGTCTGCGATTTTCTTAACCATTTAACAATTCCTCAAATTCTTTGTAAAAATCCATATTTGATGGGTTGATGACATGCCACACGACAGATTTCTTTTCAGTGTATTCATCAAATACCGATAAGCCCTTGCCCTCAATTAATAGATTTGTAGTCATTTCGATATATTTTAACTCTTTTGAATCCTTAATCGTCGAAACGATTTCAATTCGTAGCTTTTCTACCAAGTCGGCGCACTTAATTTGCGCGTTCAGAATGCCGTACTCCGTTTCTAACTGAGATTGTCTTTTCTTGATAAAGTTCAAATGTAACTCCAACGCCTTCTGATAAATATTCATTTAACATGCCCTTAACGAGCCAATCAATGACCCGTCCTTTCTTAAATAAGTGTAGCTCAATTCTTTCTTTGTTCCGCAATTCCAACTGATAGATTCAACACGGATAGCGATGCAAGGTACACCTTCCTCGCATTCTGCATCCTCATAGATATCAACTGACATGCTGACTAAACGAGCGCCACCGACTAAAGATAGCTTTTTATGCTCGCATAACGCCTTTTCAATCATCGTGTATTGATTCATCTTTCGTTTTCCTCCCTTTAAATAATCTCATCAATAGTTAAGTCATCGTTAAACCAAACGTTGGTAGTGTATGGTTCGATTGCGATATGCTCACCTTTTTCATAGATATCAAGGACAGATTCACATTGCACGACATGTCCGGAGTGCCTTCCTAAATAGTACTTAACTTCGATAGAACGAATTGAATATTCGTAGTCATGATACTCGTCTTCAATCTGTGCTTCATGTGCTATCAATGCTTGTTGGATTAATGCTTTCTGAATTTTCATCATTTTATGTTACCTGCCTTTCCTACTACTAGTATACCACTTCCACAAATAAAAGCAACACTTTATTTCAAAATGTGCTGTTATTTTTTTCACAAATAGGACAGTTGAAGATCGGCATTGTTTCACGTGAAACCCTGTCCCATTCCTCCCCG